GGAAAACCAGAAACCTAGGCAAACGTGGCTTGCGACCACTGCTGCCAATCAATAACGATTACACAATCAATACAGGCTCTATCAACTGGGAATTTACGTTTACAGAGGAGCACGTACTGCCCGGCAGCTTTGAGATTACTTACACCCCATTGGCAGATCGCAAGCCGTTCTGTGCTCAGATGCTTTGGCGTCAGCAGCTGACTGATGACTTCGGCATCATCCGCACCGCTGAAGTGCGCTATGGCCAGACGGCATTAAATGGTCCGTTTGAGCAGCACGACATGAGCGCGTTCTGCACAGTCGAGAATCATGCCGTGAAAGCTGGCGCCTACATCTTGGCCAGGCGCAAGTACATCACCCATACCCTGCGCTTCTCCTGTCGCCCTGGTGTCTTCAACACCCTGCTGGAGCCTGGCGACATTGTGCGGGTGACGCTGACTCGTGCTGCCAGCGGAACAGCAAGCGTCGATCACGATTTCCTGTATGAGCTGAACCGCGTGACCAAGACACTGCGCGGCGATCTGACACTGGAGCTGACGCACTTCCCGGTTGACAGCCAAGGCCGCAGCTTGGTGGCTGTTGATGTGGCGGCAGCCGTTGGATCAGGCGTGGTGCTGACCAGCAACAAGAGCGGCGTTGGCTGCGACATCAACAGCAGCACAGATACCAGCGTGCCAGCTGAGACGTTCACGAATGGCACACCACTCGACTTCGGGTCAAGCCTGACAGGTGGCATTGAAGCGCCTCCTGGTGCTGCAGAGACAAATCCACCGGATCCGTATGAGCCGCAGCCGTTCCTGTCGTACAACGGCACCAGCAGCACCGGCACCGACCCGATCGGCCAAGGCACGCTGATCAGGCCCGATGCTCCCTGCCCTGGTGGTGGCGTTGCCGTTTCGTCTTGGTACGTCAATGGCGTCTTGGTAGCGCAGATTGACGTGGCAAACAGCACGGTGCTTTACATCGACGAAGCCCGGCTCAACCAGCCTGGAACGCCACAGCTGCAGCTGAGTGGCGCTGGCGGTGACCCCGGCAGCTTTGTGGCATTCGGCAGCAACGGCGATGAGTATCTCAATGTGATCGAATGCGTAGATGGCGCCAAGAGCAGCAGCAGCGCAACAATGGGATCAGGAACAGTCGCTGGTGGTGGCGGTGGCGGTGTGTTGACCTTTGAATCAGGATTTGGCGTCAGCTGCTTTTATCCGCTTGGATCAAGCAACGGTCAATACACAATTACAAGCTATGGCGAACCGATGTGGATAGGGTCATACGATCCAGGCACTGGAACGCGAATCATGCTGAAACGAGACAGCGCAGGAGCTATTCAATCGGCATTTGTATTGACACCGCCGCTTGGCCCGCCGCCTAGTTTGACAACGCCAAACTACTGCAGATTCGACGGTGGAGCCGGTGGCTTGCCAAATGAACCGTGGACTGCCACCCCAATCGTTACGCTGAAGAATGCCAAGCTTAACGGTACGGTCGTTATCGACTACACAACAGTCTGATGGAAAGCCGTCTTGCTATCTGCAAATCCTGTGAGCAGCTGCTACTGCCGCAGTGGCAGTGCAAGATCTGCGGCTGCCTGATGCAGCTCAAGGCACGCATCCCGATGGCTTCCTGTCCTTTGGGTAAGTGGTGACATGTCAACCTTCCCTGCGCTAGCACCCAGCAGCCGCACCTTCACGCCAGGTGATTACCCACACTCAGCGTTTACAGGGCTTGGCGGGCAGCAGGCCAGGGTGCGGAACAGCACCGTCATGCTGTCCAGCCAGCTGAGAGTGAGCTTCATCGCTCTCACCGAAGCTCAGATGCTATCAATCCTGAGTCACTACAACGGCCAGCAGGGCAACTATCTGTCATTCGACATTCCATCCACGCTGCTGTCAGGCGTTACAGCCGCTGACTACACACTGTCTGGCTACGCCTGGCGCTACATCGAACCGCCACAAGTCGAGGACTTTTGCGGCCCACTGCACAATGTCACGCTGACACTGGAATCTGTACCAGGCGAAGGCGCCACGGTAGGCGGCTTGGAGCTACAGATCACATGCACGCTCGCAGCGGGCGCAGCCTTTGGTCAGCCAAACAGTCCGGTTGCCGCTGGGTTCACGCTGCAGGTCGTGGCCATCTTCGACGGCGGCGCGTTTACCAATGGCACGGACGTGCAAACCAGCCGCCGGGATTGGACGATCCTTGCAACCTTCACGCCAGGTGCCGCTAGTGGCAATGCAACCAGCGGTGATGCGCCGTACTGGCTGGACTGGGAATGGCAGGCCAGCGACATTCTGCCTTTCTAGGCTTTCTATACTGAAAACAGGTAAGACGTTGCCATGGCTGCACCAAACATCAAATCAGGCAGCTCCGTCACAACCGTCACCGGCAAGACGGTTGGCTATGCCGTCACCACCTCGATGGCTGCAGCGCTGAGCAACGCTGGTAGCAGCGGCAAGGTGCTGAAGGTCAACAGCGTGTACTGCGCCAACGTGGACGGCACCAACGCAGCGGACATCAGCCTGGAGCATTACAACGGCACCACCGGCTACGCCATCGGCAAGACGATCACCGTGCCAGCTGATGCCACGCAGGTGCTCGTAACCCGCGAGGCTTACATCTATCTGGAGGAAGGCCACAGCCTCCGCGCACAGGCCAGCGCTGCCAGCGACCTGGAGCTGGTCATCTCCTACGAGGACATCAGCTGATGCTCGGCTTCAACGGCGGTTTGATGGGTGTCAGGCGCACGCCAACGCTTGGCGCAGCGACTGGGCTGTGGTTTCAGAATGAGCAGAGCGTGGCCAGACGCGCAGGAGTGTGGCCGCAAAAGGCTGATACCGTCTCTTCTTTGCTGCTGCTGTATGAAGAGACAAATACACCGACTGTAGTTAAGGACTACAGTGCCGCGAATAACACAATGACACGTACCGGAGGAGGCCACATCTCAACTTATCTTGCCAAGCAAGGGATCAGTTCGTATTATGTCAACGAATTTAGTGCAAAACTGAAAGGATCAAACTCCGTAACCTTTTCAGGCGACTTTATGTGGCAGACTTGGTGGTATCCCGAATACTACCAGGCAGGCTATAAAGCAATTTTGGGCGTAGAGGGATCTAGTAGTTGGCAGCTATTTATTAACGACGATGGCAATAGACCGCTGTTCTTCCTTGAGCACAGACCCGGATTTAACATGATTCTCGATGGCAGCTCTGGCGGGGCTATCACTCTTAATCAGTGGAATCATGTTGCTCTAACTCGTGAAGGCACCGATCTGCGTATGTGGCTCAATGGAGCACTTCGCGCATCAACTACATACAGCGCCACTATCACCGGCGTCCCTGTGGCGTATGAGTGGTTTACAGGAACATCTTATCTAGGCTTGCTGGATGTAACGCAAATGGTCAATGGAGTTGCTGTTTATACCTCGACTTTCACGCCATCATCAGAACCTTACGCATGACCCTCTACTCCCACAACGCCACCACCCCATCACCCCTGCCGCACCGCATCCGCTTTGCGGACGGCAGCACGCGCACGGACGCCAGCACCTTCACGCCTGACGAGCTGGAGCGTGCCGGGTACAGCGGCCCCTACCAGCGCCCCGAGTGCAACCCGAAGCTGGAAGCCATCGACTGGGACGGCAGCGCCTTCGTGGTGCGTCCCTACAGCTTCAACGAGCTGCAAACGCAGCACGCCAAGGTCCGCCAGCAGCGCATCGAGCTGCTCAAGGCCAGCGACTGGACGCAGATTGCCGACTACGACCTCGGCGCCGATCGTGACGCCTGGGCCACCTACCGCCAGGCGCTGCGCGACCTGGCTGATGTCGCTAACCCGTTCGACATCACATGGCCGCAGCCGCCTGCCACCTCGGCAGAATGAAACCACCTGAGCATTAACTATGGCCAGCCTGATCTACAACTCAGCCGTTGATGACATGGCCCGTGGTGCCATCGACTTCGACACTGACACCTTCAAGGTGATGCTGGTCACTAGCAGCTACACGCCCGACAAGGACACGCACGACAAACGCAATGACGTCACCAACGAAGTCAGCGGCACTGGCTACACAGCAGGTGGCGTAACCAGCGCCTGCACCGTCACCAAGGACACCGCTAATGATCGCGTCACCCTCAGCTTTGCTGCTGTGAGCTGGGCGAGTAGCACCATCACCGCCAGAGGTGCCGTAATCTACAAGTCGCGCGGTGGTGCATCATCCGCTGATGAACTGGTGGCCTACAACGATTTCGGCAGTGATGTTGCCTCAGCATCTGGCACATTTACGGTGGGCGCCAGCGTCATCACGCTGCAGAACTGATGGCTACATTCCCAGCGCTTGAACCTAAAACACGCGCGTATTCCTTTGGGACTTACCCAATCTCTGAGGAAACTGGCTTTGTTGGTGGCGCCGTGCGATTCAGGCATGGCACCACTTCATTCAGCCATACCCTTGCGCTTGGCTTTACCGCATTGACAGAAGCGCAGGCCAAGCTGCTGCGTGATCACTACCGCGCGCAGCAAGGTGGCTATCTGCCATTTCCGCTCAGCCCTGAAGCATGGGCTGGTCACACCACGTTTACAGACCTGGTGCCAGCGACCACGCTATGGTGCTATGCCACGCAGCCGCAGGAAGACCACCTATCTGCTGGCTACATCAATGTCTCCATCAGCCTGATCAGCGTCAGGGCGCCAAGTAGCTAACCTAGGGAAGCGATTTGTTGCAGTCATGGCGCTCACTCCTGAAGCTGCTGCCAGCGTTGCCGTAACGTTGCTGGCCGGTTCTGAAATCCTCAGCCTCCTGCCAGGCGTCAAAGCTAATGGCTGGGTCCAGCTGATCCTCGGCGCATTGCGTGGCATTGCATCCCGCAAGCGGTGACTGAGCCAACCCACGGCGAGATCCTCCGCGCCATCGGCGTGCTGGAAGGCCAGCTGAAGCAGCTGCTGGATGCTGCCATCTCCGACAAGACCGAGCGAAGCGGATTAGGCGTCCGCGTTGGCCGATTGGAGACGCGCATGGCGCAGGTAGTTATCTTGGCCGTCGTCGCCGCCATGCTGAGCCCTGTTATCTGGTCCGAGATCAAGAGCGCATTTAGCTACCGGCAACCAGCACCGCAGCACCTACAAAGGCCATGACGCAACCACTGCGGCTGATTGACCTGTTTCGGTACTTCAAGGGACTGCCGCACCAGCTGGCGGCGATCAGCGAGCTGGAAGCTGCAATCGGTCCGCGCCTTCTGAGTCGCGACCAGCCATGGTTCAAGACCTGGAGCGTCCCCGGCAAGCAGACCGACCTGGCTGATGCGATCCAGATCATCAAGGAGTTTGAAGGCTGCCACCTCAGCGCCTACCCTGATCCGCTGAGCGGCGGCGATCCGTGGACAATCGGTTACGGCACCACTCGATTCCCGGATGGCAGCGCCGTACAGCGCGGCGACAAGATCAACGTCATCGAAGCTGACATGCTGCTCCGCCTTGAGGTGGACCGCATCGCAGACCGCCTTCGCACGATCCCGCACTGGGCAAGCATGGGCGATCCGCAGCGCTGCGCGTTGATCAGCTTTGCCTACAACCTCGGTACTGGGTTCTACGGCAGCGCTGGGTTTGACACCATCAGCGCAGCGTTGCGCGACAAGGACTGGCCATCGGTGCCAGCAGCCATGCTGCTCTACCGCAACCCTGGCAGTGCCGTTGAGGCTGGCCTGCTGCGCCGACGTAAGGCCGAAGGCGCACTCTGGCAAAAGGGCGCACCGCAACTGCAACAGCAGGGGATCCTCTTGCGTGTGCCGTATGAGGCGCAGAACGACAACCGCTCAGGCACCGGCTACCGCGAATGCTTCAGCAGCAGCGCTGCCATGGTGGCCCGCTTCTACGGCAAGGTCACCAGCGACGATGCCTACAACAAGATCCGCGTCAAGTACGGCGACACCACCAACGCGCAAGCGCAGATCAAGGCGCTGCAATCCTTGGCGCTAACAGCACGGCTGCGCACCAATTGCACCCCTGCCGTGATCGAAACCGAACTCGAAGCCGGGCGCCCCGTGATGGTGGGCTGGCTGCATAAGGGGCCTGTCGGCGCGCCTATCGGCGGTGGCCACTGGAGCGTGATCATCGGCGCAACCAGCGGCGCCTACATCCACAATGATCCGAATGGCGAGGCCGACATGGTGAACGGCGGCTACCTCAACCACACCAAAGGTGCCGGAATCGCCTACAGCCGTAAAAACTGGTTGCGCCGCTGGGAGGTTGATGGCCCCGGCACCGGCTGGGCCATGCTTGTAAGCCACGCCCCTTAGGCTAAGTACACATGGAGCCCAATCTTGTGAACATCACATCTATACGCAAGACACCGGAGCTTCTAGAGCTGCGCATCCCCTACACAACCTTTAGCGAAACAGCGACATTCCTGCTACTTAGTGACATCCACTTAGATAACCCAAAGTCTGACCGCAAGCTGCTGGCCAAGCACCTTGATGAGTGCCGAGCGCAGAATGGCCACGTTCTAATGTTCGGAGATGTGCTCTGCTTAATGCAAGGCAAGAAGGACCGCAGAGCAAGTAAGGGCGACATCCGCCCAGAACACCTAGGCGGTAATTATTTTGACCTCGTATTTAGTGAGGCCGCGGAGTTCTTCAAGCCGTGGCAAGACATCATCCTTATGGCAGGCGATGGCAATCATGAAACTGCCGTAAGCAATAATCAGGAGATCGACCCCTTAGAGAATGTTGTGCGGCTGATGCGCAACAACGGCAGCAACATTGAACACATGGGCTATCAGGGCTGGATCAGGTTTAGCTTTACGCAGGACGGCAACAGCAAGACCAGGCGCTGCATGTTGTTCTTCCATCACGGCGCCTGGGGCGGC